AACCAAGACAACCCAAACGTAGCTGGTTTGCTGAGATATTGCATAAAGCATCAACATTGGTCGGTCTTTGAACAAGCACACATGACTGTGGAGATTGAGACTACTCGTGGTCTTGCTGCACAGATACTAAGACATAGATCTTTTACTTTCCAAGAGTTTAGTCAGAGATATGCTAGTACAAATCTCTTGGACACTATGATATGTGTCCCTGATCTCAGGAGCCAAGATTTAAAAAACAGACAGAATAGTAATGACGATATACCACCAGAGAAAAGGGATGCTCTCCAAGCAAAGATTGCTGTCCATTTTTCTGAAGCAATGGATTTATACAATGAGTTGTTACAAGAGGGAGTTGCAAAGGAGTGTGCGAGATTTGTTCTCCCACTAGCAACACCAACACGTTTGTATATGACTGGTAGTGTACGCTCATGGGTACACTACATAGACTTACGTTCTGCACATGGAACCCAGAAGGAACACATGGACATAGCAGAGATGGTTAGGTCAGTCTTCAAAGAACAGTTCCCAATAGTATCGGAGGCATTAGGATGGGTGTAAGTGATTTTGCAATGCAGTTGAAGCAAGGGACTAAGAAGTCTCATACCATGGCTGAGAACACTGGTTTCGTTAGGCAGTTCCTTAAGGGAGTTGTAAATGAGATGAACTATCGTCAGTTAGTTGCTAACTTCTACTTCATTTATCAGGCATTAGAGTCGGAGATGAATCACCTTAAGGATGATCCTTACGTTGGACCTCTACGATTGAATGGTCTGGATAGAAAGGATGCATTGATTAAAGATCTTGATTGGTTCTATGGTACTGAGTGGAAGGATACTATACGTCCTACAGAACAGGCACAGAGATATGTTGCTCGTATCCACGAGGTAGCACATGAATCACCTAGACTATTAGTAGGACATCATTATACTAGGTATATGGGTGACCTATCAGGTGGTCAGATCCTTAAAGGTATTGCTAAGAATGCTATGGGTCTATCTGATAGAGGTCTAGACTTCTATGAGTTCCCTGAGATTACAGACAAGAAAGGGTTCAAAGAATCCTATCGTAGTGTACTCAACACCATGCTACCTTGCGATCAGGCAGACGTTGATGCTATAATAGTAGAAGCAAACTATGCTTTCAGGTTGAACATGTATATGTTTGATGAGATAGATGGTGATGCTGGTAAGTCAATGTGGCAACTAGCAAAGCAAGGACTCCTTAATATATTAGGAGAACTTATTATCTCTAAGAGGTATCGATAATGGGATTAACCAACCTATTTCCAACACCAATTTACACCATCAAAGCAAAGGGTGAAAAATATGAGGACATTCAACATGAATTAAAAACAGTATATAATAAGGTAAATTTTGAGCACCTACCATATGCACCTGATGCACACAACGTCAGCACAGATATGGATGGTAATTTTTTTAGAGGTTGTATGCTAACTGCATATAAATGTGAGAAATTTCTTAACTTCTTAGATTATGCTGTTAAAAATTACGTACATCAAATAGAAAATAAACTAGCACAGAATGCACCTAGTCAGAATATTGAATGGAAACATGAGTTAGAGTATACTATTACTGAGTCTTGGTTTACTAAGACATTACATAATCAGTACGCACCCTATCACAATCATGGAGACAGTGATATCTCTGGGGTTTATTACATCAATACCAATGGTGAGGATGGAGATCTAAAGATAAGAAGTCCACATGAAATGTTTGTCGGTAACTTCATGTATAGTTTAATCACTCGTGGTAGTGAAGCAGGTGTTAAGTTAGAGAACGGTGTCTTAGGACTCTGGCCTTCTATCTTACACCATGCTACAAATCCTAACAACACCGACCATGAGAGAATAAGTCTGAGTTTTAATATTACATTTGCTAGACAAGGAACTCAACTTCAATCCAGTCATTACCACAAATACTTTGATGATGATAAAGCAAACAATAACCCACGTGTAAAATAACATGCCAACATATCCACTAAAACATAAAGAGACAGGAGAGACTAAAGAACTCATCATGTCTATGAAAGAGTACGAACAATGGAGAAAGGACAATCCCGACTGGGATAAGGACTGGTCTGCTGGTTGTGCTGGTGTCGGTGAGGTGGGTGATTGGAGAAATAAAATGAGTAAAACACATCCAGGATGGGCAGATATTATGAAGAATAAGGTGCAGAAACAACCAGGTTCACGAGTGAGGGGTTGGTAATGTCTACTACAAAGAAGAATGGTACTCCTACAAGGAGGACAGCGAAGAGAAAGAAACCTATTAATCAAAACTTTCTCCTTGATATCACACCACTGACTGAAAATCAGGTATCAATGTTTGATGAGTGGGATAAAGGTCAGAACCTATTCACCTATGGATGTGCTGGTACAGGTAAGACATTCATTGCATTGTATCTTGCACTACGAGACATACTATCAGATAGCAATCCATTTCAGAAATTATATATTGTTAGGTCTCTAGTATCTACAAGAGAGATTGGTTTCCTACCTGGTGACCATGATGATAAGGCATTACTATATCAGATACCATACAAGAACATGGTAAGACATATGTTTAAGATGCCTGATGATGCAGCGTTTGATATGTTGTATGAAAACCTCAAGCATCAAGAGACTATATCTTTCTGGTCTACCTCATTCATACGTGGTACTACACTAGACAATGCTATTGTGTTAGTTGATGAGTCACAGAACTTGAATTTTCATGAGTTAGATAGTATAATAACAAGAGTAGGACAAGACTCAAGGATTATATTTGCTGGCGATGTCTTCCAGACTGATCTAATCAGACAGAATGAGAAGAATGGTATCTTAGATTTCCAACGTATCCTTGAGGAGATGAAAGAGTTCTCTTCTGTTGAGTTTGGTGTCGAAGACATCATTAGGTCAGGTCTTGTTAAGTCTTACCTTATCAGTAAAATAAATTCGGGACTGACATAGTGTTTACTCATCGTACTGATATAACTCCCATCGAAATGGAAGCTAAGATGCTTGATGGTCAGAGGTTGTACTTCACACCTGAAGGCAACAAGTATCCATCAGTCACTACAGTTATTTCTAACAACGCTAAGAAAGCTAAAGCAATTGCTAAGTGGAGACAGTTTGTTGGAGAAGAGAAAGCAAACAATATAACAAAGAGGTCTACTACACGTGGTACTAACTTTCATTCTATTGTTGAAGATTATATTAATAATGAGTTAGACTTAGACAAGTACAAGGATAGTCCTCTTCCTGTACTAATGTTTCAGCATTCTAAGGATATTATTGATAACATAAATAATATATTACTACAAGAAGCAGCTTTATACTCTGATCATTTAGAATTAGCAGGTAGAGTTGATTGCATAGCAGAGTACAATGGATTGCTATCCATTATAGATTTTAAAACCTCTGCTAAGGAGAAGAAGGAAGCATATCTTTATGATTACTTCGTTCAGGAAACTGCATATGCATGTATGCTTCTGGAAAGATATAAGTTAAGGGTAAAACAACTAGTTACTATTGTCTCCTGTGAAGATGGTGAGACACAAGTAGTTATTCGTCCTCTTGAAAAGAAATATCTTAAATCACTTTTTAAGTACATAGACGAATACAAAACCAAACATGGAAAAAAGTAAACTATTAGAAGATAAATTTATGACTACTGCGAAGTTCTCTCAAGAAGTAGAACGAATAGTTTTGAATAATAATGACATGAATTATATTGATGCTATAATACACTACTGTGATGATAATGAGATTGAATTGGAGACAGTTCCTAAACTCATTTCCAAACCCTTAAAGGAAAAACTAAAATATGATGCACAACAGTTGAACTTTATCAAACGTACATCTAGAGCAAAATTAATGTTGGTATGACTTCCGAATTTTTTAGATCCGAATTAGTTAGAGGCGACATCCAAGAGATGATGGAGCTTCAACAGTTATGTTTCAAGTATGCTATGAGTTTTCCTGTGCTTACACAGGAGAAGAAACTAGAATACTTAGAAGCATTGCAACTCATGATCGAGAAGCAAGAGATCATGTATGCACGTATGCAATTAAGTGATGACCCAGAAGCAAAGACAGTCCTTGAGAACATGAAGCAAGGTATTGTAATGCTTGGTGCTGATCCTAATACAGATATTAAAACTATGTTCGATGAACTAAAGAGAAAGGTAGGATTTATGTTGAAAGAAACACAAAAAGGGGGTTGACTTCACCTCAGATCCGTGCTATAAATAGTATATCGGGTTGACGAATTCGATATGGGAGTGACTGAATAAACTTGCTGGCATAAGGCTAGTTAAGGTGATGAGACACAGGTGGTGCTGCTACTCGCAAGGGTAGAACCGACATACCAGTCGGGTC